CTTACAGGTGCAGCACTAGAAACTTTTAGTCATGATCCAGATGAATTACATAGATTATTTTATACTGGCGCGACGAGAGCGAAACGTGAATTGCATGTGTTAGATCCTAAAAACTTTGATCGAGCTTATATTATATGACCAATAAAGAAATATTTAAAAAAGCAGCATACGACTCACTAGAAAAACAAGTAGGAGGAAAACATTATAAAAATATGAAGATCCAACCTGCTGAATTTATTAACGAAAATAAGTTGCTTTTTGCAGAGGGCAACGCTATAAAGTATATATGTAGGCACTCTCTAAAGGGGGGCATACAAGATATAGATAAGGCTATACATTATCTAGAAATGGTGAAAGAGAGAGATTACGAATGAGAAGAACACAGATCCCGTTATTTGCACCCGAAACTGAATGGGTTGCACCACATGAATTAAAAGATTTATCAGGCGCGAAAGAAGTCGCGATTGACTTAGAAACTAATGATCCACACCTAATGACTTTAGGGTCAGGTAATGTGACCGGAAAAGGGCACATTGCTGGCGTTGCGGTGGCCGTAGAAGGCTGGAAAGGTTATTATCCTATAGGACACGAGGGTGGTGGAAATATGGATAAAAAGCTTGTTTTAGAGTGGGTCCAAAATTTAGTTAATCAAGAAAAGACTACCTTTATATTTCACAATGCAATGTATGATGTTTGTTGGTTAAGACAAGCCGGTATAAAAATTAGAGGTAAGATTGTTGATACCATGATTGCAGCGTCTTTAATAGATGAGAATAGATTATCTTATGCATTAAATACGTTGGCTAAATTTTATGTAGGTATTGGTAAAGATGAAAAAATATTACAAGAGGCAGCTAAAAGTTATTCGGTAAATCCTAAATCAGAAATGTATAAACTTCCTGCAATGTATGTAGGTGAGTATGCGGAACGTGATGCAGAAGCTACGTTAAAGTTATGGCAAAGACTAAGTGTAGAATTAGTAAATCAAGAACTTATGGATGTATTTAATCTTGAGACTAAATTGTTTCCTTGTCTAGTTGATATGAGATTCAAAGGCGTAAGAGTTGATCTTGAACATGCAGACAATTTAAAGAAAAATTTAATGGAACGTGAGTCTAAAATTGTTAATAGAATTAAAGAGCTAACAGGAATTGATGTAGAAATACATGCAGCTCGATCTATAGCTAAAGCTTTTGACAAATTAAAATTACCATATGATAGAACAGAAAAAAGTGATGAACCTAGTTTTACTAAAAACTTTTTACAAAACCATCCACATGAATTAGCTAGATCTATTGCTGATGCTAGAGAGATTAATAAAGCGCATACAACTTTTATAGATTCAATTACAAAACATTCACACAATGGTAGAATCCATGCAGACATAAATCAAATACGTTCTGATCAAGGTGGAACTGTTACAGGTAGATTCTCTATGAGCAATCCAAACTTACAGCAGATTCCAGCGAGGCACCCGGAGCTCGGACCGATGATTAGATCTATATTTATTCCAGAAGAAAAAACTGTTTGGGGATCGTTTGACTATTCACAACAAGAACCTAGAATTTTAGTACACTATGCAAAACTACAAAACTTAGAAGGTGTTGATGAAATTGTAAATGCATATAATGCAGGTGACGCAGATTTCCACCAAGTAGTGGCTGACATGGCAGGGATTGAACGTAAACAAGCTAAAACTATTAACCTTGGACTTATGTATGGTATGGGTAAAAATAAATTAATGTCCGAACTAGGATTGATGAAAGAATCTGCAGAAAAATTAATTAGACAGTATCATGCAAAAGCACCATTTGTTAAAAAACTAATGGATAATGTTACACGTAAAGCTGAAGACAGAGGTAAGATTAGAACTTTAGGCGGACGTGCATGTCATTTTGATTTATGGCAACCTACACAGTTTGGTATATTTAGACCATTACCTTTAGAGATGGCTAGAAAAGAATATGATGAGCCTTTAAAACGTGCGTTTACTTACAAAGCATTAAACAAATTAATTCAAGGTAGTGCGGCTGATATGACAAAAAAATCTATGGTAGCACTTTATGAAAACGGTATAATACCTCACATACAGATTCATGATGAAGTAGATATTTCTGTTGAGTCTAATAAAAAAGCAGAAGATATTATTGAGATAATGGAATCTGCTGTTGAATTAAAAGTTCCTAACAAAGTAGATTATGAGTCGGGGGCTAACTGGGGTGAAATTAAGTAATGGCATATTTAAATGCAAACATACCTATAATAGAATGTTACGTTCGAGGTAACTTTTTAAGAGATCAAAAAGATTCACACGATAAATATTTTGAAGTAGGAATATTTGGTTTTAGTTCTATTCCAAACAGAGTACCTATGTTTCATTTTTTAATGGAGGATGGTGGTTTGTGGTGGAGAGCACCTATATCAGCTTTCTGTACTAAACCTGGAGTAAAAGAATTACCACTTGATGAATTAGTTATGTGGGATTGTTTTAGTTACAATGTAAGTGTTACAACTTTTTATGAAATTGCAGGGTGTACAATGCAATATACATCTAGACGTAAAGTAAAACGTAGAGGTAAGTATTTATTTACAATTGATTGGTGCGCAGGAGATTTTAACGAATTAAATTTTGGTTATTCTGAAAAACCAGATCAACATAAATGTGGTCATGTTATTGAATTAGAAGATGGAAACTACGCAATACAGCCAAATAATAGACTTAAAATATATGATCCTTCTATGGGAGTAGACCCAAACAAAACCTTGATTAATAGATTAGTAACAGATAAAATATACTCCGTAGAAAATTCTGCGAAATGGATCACAGATGAACATGAGAAGGGTATGTACGACTATGATCTTAAAAACTTGGAGGACGATGATGATAAATAAATACAAAGAAAAATTTATGATTTGGCAATTACACAATAGAAAAGAAATAATTATTGCTGTTGTTGCATTTGTGGTTGGAGCAATACTTTTTTAATAAAGGATTTTATGCCATATGAATTTAGTAGATCTGTTGAAGAAAAATGTAGTAATGGTGCCTGTCGTGGCCTCTCTTGTAGTGGGGACATTTACAGGGGTTAAGTACATCGTAAGTCTAACAGAGACTATCAATCAAAACAAAGCCGCAATTGAAATAATACAAAATACTGATTTAAAAAATCAAATCGGATACATCGCTAGAATACAAGAAAATCAAAGCCATTTATTGTTAAATATTGAAACTAACAAAGGTAATACTATTGTTACAAATGATAAACTTAAAACAATGGAAGAAAAAATAAAACAAATGGAAGCGGATTTTAAAAATTTTTTAATTATGCGTGCTACACTGACAGAGGAAGATAAATAATATGGAGTGCTGCAGGATGGATTATAAATTTACAGCAATATTAATACTTGGTTTTGTATTATTAGCAATATTAGGGGGTCCTTCTGGATATTAATATGAAATTAGATTACTATATTTTAAAATTTTGTGGGATAATTGATAATTTTTGTGATAATATCGCAAAGATGTTACAATCTAAACCTAAAAAGAAAAGAAAAAAATGAAATATTTAATTATATTTATTTTAACGGCAGGGTGTGTAAAGAATGAACATGATTTTATAACTGCTCCGCCTGGTTTAACTTCTGCAATATATGAACAACTAATAAGAATAGAAAATGAAAATAAGTGAAAACACATCTGTAAGTATGCCAGTCAAGAACATGCTAATGATCATCGCTGGTGTTGTAGCAGGCGTGTTTGCATACACCGAGATCATGGAAAGATTAACAAGTCTCGAAACATCAAGAGAATTATTTCAAGCTGATCTTTTAAAAAAGAGTGAACAATTACCCACGGACCAAGAACAATACATGTTGATAGAAGATTTATATAAGACCACAGAAAAGTTAGAGATAACTCAAGAACAAAATATGACGAACAAGGTTAATATAGAATTTCTAAAAGCACAACTAGAAAAAGCATTGGCTGATGTAGAACAATTAAAAGATAAGGTAAGAGCAAATGGCAACGGGACGTATTAATAGAAAAGTATTGGATCATATCGCACAGATAAACAAAGAAAATAAAGCTGCAAGTCTAGCAAAAAATTTAAAAAAAGAAGTAGAAACAGGTAAGAACGGTACACAAAAATATGTACTAAAGCAAGGTATCAACAAAGGTAAAACATTATGATTGAAATAGTTGTAGCACTGCTGATGATTGTTAATGGTGAGATAAAAGAACACAGAATACAAGAGTCTATGTCAAAATGTTTAAAAGGTAAGAGGATCGCGATGCGTAGTAATACAGGAAATAATGTAGAATACCAATGCATAAAATCGAAAGCAGAAACAGAAATTTACATGAATGAAAAATCAATCAAAAAACTTATTCTTAAATAAAAGAAACCCATTTGCCAAGGCTTTAAAATCCTTTACACAAAAGATTGTACCTGATAAAAAAAAGTATGACCGTAAAAAAATCAAAAAATCCATTTCCATTTAAGACTGAAGTAGTAACAGGTGAATGTGATGCGTGTAAGTTAACTACATTGTTAGTTGGAATTGATAATACTTTTTATCGTTGTATAAGTTGTGGAGAAGATCTTGAACAAAAAATTAATGGTGTAATTAAATACATTAAAGTTGATAAAAAAACAGATCTAGCAGCTTATGGCGAAAAAGTTTAAATCATTCGAAACACGAGATAAGCCTAAAAAAAGAGGCCCTCGACAACATAAAAAATCTCTAAATAAAAACGAGAAGAGACAGAAACGTACTCGGCGTTATAAGGGTCAAGGATAAAATGGTTAAAGTAGTTTTGTTGATGGTGTTGTGCAGCGAGATAGCTGCGAATAATTGTAAAGTTATACCTACTTCTCAAATATTATTTGATGACTATAGCTCTTGTATAATTTATGGCTATGAGTATTCATATAAATTGATGTCAAGTTTTGATACTGAGTGGATTAACAGTGTTAAAGCCTATACAAAATTTTCTTGCGAGTCAGCTAAATCAATTTAGAACTATTCTAAATTGTCTGCCGGAGCTTAGAAAGCTCACGGCAAACAAAAGGTGTGAGAAGAGATCCATACTTTACACCAAAATAATATAATTGACAAGCATTGATTTCACTGGTACATATTCCCAGATAAGCACATAAAAATAATAAATGAAAGTGAGAAAAACAATGGCAGATCCTGCAAAATTTAAGTCAGTCAGTATATCTACTGCAACTTATAAAATTTTAAATTTTTTA